TATTATTGCACATTGATATGCTTGCAATTCATTAAAATCACAGTATGACATCAAACAATCTACAACATGATCAAATGTAATTCGATCATCATTGTATAAGACTACTTCATGAAGTCCTTTGTTAGATTTTTTGTAAACTTTCTTTGACATCTCTAATTATTACACATTGTTCAAACAATTCGCGATCTTCTGCAAAACGCAATGATTCGTTTAAAAATTTCATTTTACGTTCAGTATCCCAATATTCAGGCCAATCCCATTTATCAGTAGCCATTACGTTGATAGAATCAACAAATAAACGTTCTATGAAATTATGATCCATAACTTATTATATGAAAAATTAAATATCAATCCAAATCAAAATATTTTTTTAATTGATTGATTGTATCTTGTACATTATTAGGATTATGTTTAATACCAATACCTTTTTTCATTTCCCACGCATTAATATTATCTAAACTGTCATCAATAAGTATAGATTTTGGATTTGCATAAATATTTTTACTAATACCGGTTGCTACAAATTTGACATCAGGTGTTGGTTTTAAGTATTGATTAATTTGATCTCGTTTAGTCTTTTCATTGGCAACTCGATTTGATGTACCTACTGCTGAAAGTATTATTGGATCTAAATTTTTTATTTTATCCCAAAGTGCTGCGCCAATATACTCAGTTTTATTTCCATTACCTCCTACATCGGCACTCATTTTTTTAAATAACACATCACCCATATCAACATATAATGTATATGTAGCTAATTCTTCATTTAATAAAGATTTTAAACGTATCATATTATTACTTATTATGTAATTACTAACTTAAGATCATGGTCTAAAGAAGAATCACTAGTATTTATCATTAAAATATATGTACCTGGCGACGCCGGCGCTTCAAATTTTAATATTCCTTGTTGTACATTATCCCAATGATGCTCATCAACCATTTGGCCAAACAATTTATAAATTTTTATATCAATTGAATCAATTGGTAATATGTTAGATGATACTTTTATTGTAATTGCATCTCCAGGCTTTGCTGGATTCGGATACATAGTATAATTAGAATCTGATTTTTTATTAGATGTATTATCTTTTGCTGTAGTTGTATTAGATGATACATTACTTTTTATAAATTTGTCAATCTTTAAAGCATTATCGATACGTTGTTGTTTGCTGCCTGGTATTGGTTTAAAAACATTATCCATTAAATTTGCAGCACTAGCTGCAATATCTCCAGATACTATACTACGATCATATTTTTTAACATATTCTTTTGATAAACCTTTATATGTACCATCTTCTTGTTTGTAATACATCAATGCTTTATCAATACCAGGTATTGGTTTGTCGTACCATAAGTAACCATTTTTTAATTCACATTTCATGAAATCTAATTGAGTTGATAATGCACTTTTAGATTTTCCAATATGTTTTGCAAATGCAGTTAATGCTTGTTTACGTCCATAGCCCGGATCCCATTGACATAATCCATAACCGCCGGTACCGCCTGCTTCAGTGGTATCTGGATCGCAACCCGATTCATGTGATATGTTACCAGCTAATGCTACCGCACCAGTATAACTAAAACCGCGGGCTTGTAAACCTTTTACAATTTCTTTAGCTTTTTCTAGTTCGCCAGGAGCATTTAGATCAAATTCTAACAATAAAGATTTAAGGCGTATCATTATTTGCCTTTTGTCTCACGAATAATCAATTCACCTAAAACTTCTAATCGGCCTACTTCTCTTTGAAACTCAATTTGTGTCATGGATGTAGATATTTTTTTATATGTAACATCATATTCTTTTTTAGCTTCATCTAAATTAAATTTTCCAGCAGCTGCTTTTTTATAATATGGAAGTTTAACTTTGAAATGATGCCATGTTAAAAGAGCTAAGCCTCCTTTTTTCTTTGCATTGTTAACAATCTTCTCAGCACCAGCTTCTCTAGTGTCAGCAAATGTTTCAAAAGTTTCTTTTTTATCTTTTGATTCAAAAAGTAAATTCATTAGTTTCATATTAATAAATATATTACCACATTTCTTCTTGAGTATATATACAAACTATTTCTTCATCCCGTTCAATATCGCGGATTGCTACAAATTCATCTAAAGTTAAATCGTGAATAACATTTGGAGAATCAGAATGATTTACAAAATATGCTAAATTAATATTATTTGGTGTACGAGATAAAAATATTCCGTCAGATGTAGAATTACACATTGTATTTAAATATGATTTTACATCTTCATGCAAACCTGAAAGTTCTGTCCACTGAATAAATATAGTATCAGCAGTAACATCATGTAGTAATACATCTCCTTTTCTTATCGGACGTATTGCAAATAAACCAACTCCAGAGCAAACCTTAGATGGTTTCAAACGAAGATTAGTATTATGAAGTATGTTTTGAATTATTTCCCGTTTCGTCATCTTGAGTTGTAAAATTAGTTATATAATTATAGTCAGTTTCAAAACCACCTTTACCTTCAACGGTATAGATATTCATATCAATTCTATATCCTGGATTTTTGTCAATGCGTTTAAATGTCCAAGCATTATCCATCCATATGATTCTATTATTAGGATAAATAAAAAAGTTACCATTATCCATCTTGAATACATGGCCACATTTGTGTTCTGGGGTTTCTGAGAAATTAGTATCTAATACATTTCTATTTTCATGAGACCAATCTAATGTAAACATATATATACCTTGCCGTTTAACACCCGTAATGGAAATTAAATCAGCTCGTAAACCAGATAAACGTTCTCTAATTTGTACATCAATATATGATGAAAAACAATCCCAATATACATGTTCTGTTAAAGGAAGAATTTCGGCATCCTTTTTCCAACAAAATGCATGGATAGGTCTTCGAGTCCAATTAACTCCATTTTCTAAAAAAGCCTCAAAGAGAGGTGTTCTTTTTTGTATAGATGCTACACTATGCACGTCAGCTAAAGTAAATTCTGCATGTCCACGTTCGTGATTAAACATGAATTCATTTCGTATATAACATGTAATAGTTGGAATGTTTGCATTTAAATATGCCATATAACTTTATTTTTTATGTTTTGATATTTCAACTGCTGCCAATTGAGCTAATGCTGCTTTTTTAGATTTAGGACGTTTAGATAATCTTCTGCCAGTTTCCGTTGTAGCAAAATATCCTGATTCTGTTTTTTCAATGCGTTCTGGCATCAATTGTTTTAAATGATTCTTGAAGTTAGCAGGAACGAATTGAGGTTGTTGCATATTATATGAATCTTGTTCCGATCCGTGATGCATTTCATTCATTAAAAAATCGCCTACCTCTTGAATATCATCTTTCGATGTAGCAATATGATCTGCTGCCCAATCGTGTCCATCACTCAATATTTCTTGAACTTGATTTGGATCTAATTCTAACAATGCATCTACATATTTCTTGATTGTTTTTAAATTGCCAAAGAACATGTAATTGCTATTGTTATCATTACATCCGCTGTTTCCGCCGCAACCGCAGCTACATTCATTTAATTTTTTCATTTACTATCCTCCTGCGGTGAACTCAGGGCTTGCGAGCCATTGCGAACCATCATGAATATACAAAACACCGGTGCTAAAACTCCAATATATACTGCCGCGCGCCGGACTACTTGGCTGAGTTGTTGGTAAAATAAAATTACCCGAACTGCCTAATGTGCCCAAATTCATAATCAATGTACTAGACCCCGTTATATTACCAGCTAATGGACCATTAACACTTAAACTACCAGTTACACCTAATGAACCAGTAATTCTAGCAGATCCTGTAAATGGAAAACTAGATGCATTTGCTACAAATGAAGCCGTCGTTGCAAATGATGCAGTCGTTGCAAATGATGCAGTCGTTGCAAATGATGCAGTCGTTGCAATACCAGTTAATGAACCACTAAAAGAACCAGTTGCAATAATAGTATCTGTACTTACTCCGCTTAATGCATCGATTGCACGTGTAATGTGTTCAGCTTGAACTGTACCACCATTAGTAATACCGGTTTTATTTATTACTGCCATTTACATTCCTTTTTTTATAAATAGGCCAATTCTTAGTTTTTTCATTTAGCCATTCTTGTCGATCATCGCACCCGCAATCTTCATTTAAAATTTGAGCAATACGCTTTGCAATTTGATCTAACTTGGTTACACTAGTTATTTTTTTAATATCATCACCCAAACCTTTACTTGACATAACGTGCTCCATTTTTAATCTTATTCATTAATTGAATCATCATTGTTTGCCATTGTGGTGTTCTAGGTATTTCAAATACCATAGTACCTGGAAATTGATATGATTGTTCTGGTTTCATTAGTTGCATATGACCCATATCATCGATACCTAAAACTTGATGTGGTACATTTTTCATTGTAATTTGATTGCTAGGTATCATGGTACATTGACCTGGATGATTCCATTGACCCATTGCATCTTGTACTGCATTAGTATGTTTCATTACATGATGCCAATCTTCCGTAGTCATACGTTTTTCTTGCATAATATGTTTTGATAATAAATCAGTTACTGTGTCAGCATCCGTACTTTCAATAGTTAATTGTCGTACGGTGTTTTGTTGCAACAATTCTTTCAAATGTTCAATCAAACCTTTATTTCTGAGATACTTGAATGCTAAATTTTCAATTGAATATTCGCCTTCTGTTTCTAATCCAGCTTGGCGCAATTCTCGTATCCTTAGTAATATTTCTCGAATTCTTTTTTCTAAATTCGGATGATCTTTTTTTAGATTGGTAATTTCATATTCAAATGGTTCTGCTTTCATTTGAATTAATGCATCATCAATTGATATAAGATCTGGCTGTGGACGATTTATCCATTTTTGTTGCATAACAGAATAGATGCCAACCGATGAATGTAAATTCTCATTTTTATCTTGTGCATACAACTCAATATCAATTCCTTTGTATTTTAAAGGAAAATTATGAGTCCATATTGCTTTTTTTAAATGAAGATAATTTTTTGTCATATGCAAATTATCACTAACTTGCATGAAATTAATTACAACATGTAAATCAATATCACTATACTTAGTCCAATTATAGTTTGCATTACTACCAATCAAAATTACATCTAATATTGGTGCATTGATTTCTAAAAACTCATAAAATTTTTCTGCAATTTTCATGAAATTTTTATGAAGTCCAGACCGTAGTTCGCCATCTTTCCATATTGCAGGATTCAATTCACTATGTGTTTGATATTCTTTTAGCATCTATTATAAATATCTCTATTTCCAAAATAGCTGTACTAAAATAAGAGAGAATGCTAATATTAATGATACGGCTGTTTTCATATTGATTCCTTCATCTTTAAACAAATATGTCATCAAAGTAAAAATCAATATTCCAGAAACAAATGATAAAAATCTACCGGGCCAAAATAATCCTGAAAACCCGCTGACAGAAAAACGTGTTGCTTCCATGAATGCCCATGTAATAGGAATGCCTGCTAACATCAATATCCAACGATATGTTTTCGCCCATGGCCATATTAGCGGGCCATTAGTTTGAACCCAAACGATTACTTGCCAAAATAAAAATATTAAAAATGCGTAGATTAAATGTTTGTAGTTCATAATAAATAATAAAGAATAATTAAACGTATTCCAAATTATTTACGATCGCCTTTGTGTAGATCTATTTTATCAAGAATTGTATTTAATGCTGCTATATCTATGAACCCAGATATTGAAGCATTTTTAAGTGCACTTATCAATTGAAAAACAATAAAAGGGACTAGAATAGTTTCACTCAACCAACTAGTCCCTTTAAATCCTTGTTCTACCATTAACAATGTTGTAAGCAGGATAATCCATGTTACAAGAGTTTTTAAAACTTTAAGTGCCTTGCAAGTCTGAAATCCTTCTCGTTTAATACCAGCAATTACACCAAAGAAGCCATCTGCCATTACTACTCCAACCAGTGCCAAGTATTGATCTGAATTTGACATTGCCAAATTGAAAAAATAAGTGCATATGAATGCCATAATCGTACCCAATGAATATATCCCCGCTGTTGCTAATGTAGTTGTTTTCATTACTTAATATCTGCTGATTCAATTAATGTATATGTAAATGATTTACCATGAATAGCTGCCGCTTTACGACAAATAGTCATAAATGATTCAAAATCAGACGCCTTTTTAAAAACTTGACAACCTTCACTCCAATTTTCTACATAAGTAGAATCTGCGCCTGCTTTGTGAATATTAATTCCAAATACTCCTTCAGCTATTTTATTCTCATCATAAGTCATATCACGATTTGCGTCACGATAAACTTTAACTGGCTTTTGTTGTCTTAATGCTTCATATTTGCCTTGATGTAAACCTAAAGTATGTGAGCCTCTGTATTGACCTTCAACTAAACGAGCAACTCCGCCTGCCGCTTTACCTTCCAACATACCTTTTTTACCTGGGTCTGTAGTAGCGGGCCAACAATGTGATTTCCATTCGCCGCCTTCTTTATAAGAAACAGTAATGCAATCATCAAATACATTAGTTACTTTATTTCCAGTTGCAGAGTTTCTAACTCCAACAATATTTACATCAAAATCTTTTGCACCTTCAAACCAAACATATCCTTTGGCTTTAACAGCAGTTTCAATTTGTTCTTTTGTATAACAACTCATACTAATTTCCTCAATATTATTTTACGTATTCGTAATATTTTTTAGTTTTTGCTTTTCTATCTTCTAAACCATGAGTTCCGCCATTGATACGCTTGGTAAGCGCTAGTATAGCTGCATCATTAACTCCCCGATCACAAATCGACCAAAGTTTGTTGCGATCAAAGAAAAACATTGCAGATTCAAATGCATAAGTAGTTGCTACTAGATCTGGAGTATCTAATATTTCTGGTTTCTTAAGATATTCTGCAAATGCTTTGTAATTTGATTTTCCTGTGAGTTGTAGTGCACCTCGGCCACGATATTTCCAACCATCCCCCGATGCTTCATCTCCATTACCCATTCGGCTTGCATACACTCGGTTGGCAATTTTTTCTGGTTGCCGCGCATAAGACTCTTCTAATGTTCCAGGAAAGTATTTTCCAAAAATGCCTTGTAGGCCTTGTGCTGAATAGTTTAGGTTTTCGCTAAATGCTTTGAACCCACCTGTTTCATGTGATGTCTGAGCAAAGAAATGCGAAGCACGTACTGGTGTTAACTTGTAATAAGCCATAGCAGCTTTCAATGTTCCAGGACCAAATGCTCCATCGGCAGTAACACCTACTTTTTCTTGTAAACTTTTTAAACTCATTATTCTTCCTCGTTAGTAGTTTCTTTTCCTTTACCTGCAAATTTTTCTAAACCTGCAATACCTAAACTACCTAATGTTACAACTACAAATGAATTATAGATATATTCATTCAATTTCAATTCGCTACCAAGGTAACCAGTAATTAAATCGACAAACATTGCAATTGTCATTACTGCAAATGACATAAAACCAATAATAGTTTTTTCATTAAAGTCATTTGAATTTTTAAAAATGTCTGTAAACTTTGCCATATATTCTCCCTTTTTGTATAAATATATGACAAAAGAGATTACCGGCAGTTAATGAGTTCTTTTACGAGGTCTTGTATGTGTAATATAGTTATTTTTAAATTGCCCAATTGAAACATTCCAACTTCGCCTGAATCTTGTATGATTGCTGAAAGATTTTCTATTATGTTATAATCTTGTTGAGTAAATTGGTTGCCATTAATTTCTACTATAATATCATCATAATCATAACGATCAGTGTTTGTTAGCGAATGACAACGTTTTCTTAAATCATATTTAGTTTTTGATTGTTCTAACGTAATATATTTCATCCATTCGGCGTCTGAATATATTCTATCACACCATGGCTCTAATAAACGCAATATATCTTGCGAACAATTTTCTACTCGAAATGCAATATTATATTTAGGAAGAATAACGGGATGTTGCCATTCGTTATTTTTAATCCAACACCCCCATTTCCTTAAATAATTTCTACCTGCTTTTTCAGATACTTGTTTAAAGTAATCATCATCCCGACCAACTTCTTCTGTCCATCGGTGGCCTCTACATGTTAAATGATATACAAATGCATCCCGACTTTGAATTAATTCATATCCTGCTAATATCCAACGTTGAAATATATCCGAATCTTCATATGGAAATGGTGCAAACAATGGATCATGGCCGCCGATTGCTTGAAAATCTGATTTATATAAAATCCATGGAGCAAACATTCCGTATGTTATGCGATCTAATTGAGTTTCCTGTTCATTGATAACAAATTGTTCAAATGCATCAATATCTAACGTATCAAAGTCTTGACCGAAGTCCATTATTACTTTTTCATTTCCCGGAGGGTGTAAAGGTGGCTCGATACGGGTTGCACAGACAACTTTTCCTGGCTCTAAGTGCTTAACTAAATTTTCTATATAACTTGGCCCAATAATCATATCGGCGTGTAAAATACCCACTATATCATTTGTAGCAAGTTCAATACCTTTATCATATAGAATAGTATGACCGATTCGGTCTTCACTGCGGAATATTCTAGTTTGATTTCCGGGCTGAGTTTCTACATGTTGCATCCACTCCCACGTTCCATCTGTAGAACCATCATCTAATAAAATAACTTCTGCCTCCGGGGCATGTTTTTGAATACTTGCATACACATTTTTTACGTGTCGCAAATTATTGTATCTAGGTAT